CCCGGGGAGGCGTTGGATCTCCTCGGGTGCCATCGTGAAGGAGAACGGCAATGGCCAAGAAGAAGGCAGCTGCCAAGAAGGTGGCGAAGAAGACGGTGGCCAAGAAGGCCCCGAAGAAGGCTGCGGTCAAGAAGGCTCCAGACCTCGTGGAAGAGCGATGTGAACTTTCGTCTGGTGGGGTGATGCACGATGGATAGTGTCAACCGGCAGCGGATGGAGCACATGACAGGTGGTCCGATCTCCGAGCATGTGTTCAAGGCATTCAACCGCATCGAGAACCAAGCGTTCGCGGCCAGCGGCGAGAGTCACCCAAGCGGGTGGATCCTGGCGTTGTGCAACGAGGTATCGTTCCTGAGCGGTCGGATTGCCGAGCTTGAGACCCAGGAGGAGGAAGCATCTCTCCCCGAGCATGCTAAAAACTTGCAGGTGTTCATCAAGGGTGAGTGCTATCCCGCGGAGTTCCTGGGGATGACCCCGAAGGGGTACTACCGAGTTCGGATTGATGGAGAAGAGAAGGTCCGGGTAGTCGCACCCGACAAGGTAAACACGGATGGCTGAGCCTACTCTATCCCTGACGTGGGATGGTATTCGGAACGAGGTGTACGAGTTCCTCTTCGGGGGTAACGACGAGGGGTACACCAACGAGACGGATACCGATCGCACGCGATTGATCGAGCGGATATGTGAATCTGGCCTGCGTCAGTTCTACAATCCGCCTCCTGTTGAAGGCAGGACCCACGACTGGTCCTTCCTGATGCCGGTGGCGAGCCTCTCGCTGAACGCGGCTTACTCCACGGGTACGATCGCGGCCACCAATGGTGTGGTTACCCTTTCCGGGGGGACGTGGCCCACATGGGCTGCAGCTGGCGAGATCAATATCAGCGGGACCAACTACCCCGTGGGTACTCGTGACAGCACCACCCAGTTGACACTGGTGGACACATCGGACGCTTCTGATGCGTCCTCAAGTACGAGTTACTCGCTGCACCAGGACGATTACGATCTCCCGGACGATTTCGGGAACATCCTTGGTGCTCTGACCTACGCCCAGGCTGATAATGCGACCCAGCCGGTGGAGCTTGTGGGTGAGAGCCGGATGCGTGAGTTGAGGCAGCGTGATTACAACGTGACGTACTCGTCCGAGGATCCCTTCTACGGGGCGATCCGACCCAAGGCGAGGAGTCACACGCTGCAGGGGACTCGTTACGAGATCATGTTCTGGCCGGATGTCACGGCAACTGCCACGTTGTCCTATCGGTACAGGGTCCTCCCTGACAAGCCTGAGACAGGCTCACCGTCAGCCGGCGAGCGGGTGCATGGCATCAGCCAGCACAGCGAGACGATCCTCTACAGCTGCCTTGCTGAAGCTGAGCGGAGAATGGATGGGGAACGTGGCGTAATGTCCCAGACATTCCAAGAACATCTGGTAACATCGATCACACGAGACCGCCAGGACAACAAGTCCGAGGTCTACGGATACAACGCAGACTGGTCTGACAGGCGTGAGATGTACGGCCCGCGAAGGCTCACCCTGTTCAGTAGTGGAGTCACCTACAAGGGCCAGGGAACGTAAGGAGAACACGATGACTGGCAGGCACAAACTTCACGACGCTACTGGGGTCATTGCATCTGACGATGCTGGCAACAAGCTGCTCGTGGTCGAGGATCTTGGTGCTGCGGGCGGTGATGCCCCGGCAGACGGGAGCGTCGGGTACGCCAAGGGTTGCATCATCTTCAACTCGGGTGCCACTGACGACGACATCGACGCGCACATCTACATCAACCTGGGTTCCGCCACCGACAGCAACATCGACAAGCTGACGGTCAACTAGTAGGGGTGACGCATGGTTTCTTCGACAACCAGTGCTCTAGACCAATTTGACAACATTGTCTTCGAGGGCAGTGGCCAGAAGTTTTCGGCGATTTCAGCGGCGGCTGGCAGCGCAGTCGAAATCGTAGCGGCTGTTACGGGTTCCAAGATCCGTGTCCTTGCCCTGTATCAGATGCAGGAGGGGCATACCAACGCAACTTTCAAGTGGCTAAGTGACTCCACTGTCCTCACCGGAGTCTCCACAGTCAAAAACCTTGACCTTGTGTTAGTCCTCCCGTTCAACCCAGCGGGATGGTTCGAGACAGCAGTGGGAGAGTCGCTGGACCTCCATCCGGTTCAAACGCCTATTTACGGTACGCTGGTCTATGAGGAGGTAGCCGCAGCATGACCAGCACGGTGACAGCAGCGACCATGACGGTGAAGATCACCGAGACGATCAAGCTCAATGGCCGGGACCAGGGTGCTGAAACGACCCTGACCATTGCCTCGGTCAACGAGGTGATGAAGCGGATCGTCACCTGCAGCGCGTCTCAAACGACGACGATCGCGGAGTTCCGAAACGACGTATACGAGGCAGCGGGGGCGATCGACATTGAGGACTCACGCTACATCAGGGTCACAAACCTGGACGACACCAACTCGGTTGAGATTGCCGTTGTCACGGTAGGGACCACCTATCAGGTGAAGTTGGACCCCGGGCACAGTCACATCCTCGGAAGTGCAAATGACTTGATGCTGGCGGAAGCGGATACTACCCCAAGTTTCGGGACGATGGCCGATGTGAATAGCATCAGGGTCAGGCCCGGTTCCAGCGCGGTCGATGTTGAATTGTTCGTAGCGAGCATCTAATGGTGCCAAGAGGGAGCATGGATGCCTCGCCAGCCGAGTGTCTACACGATGGCCTTCCCGTACAACGGGATACACGAGGCGGGCCCATACGAACTTCAGCCAGACCACACCACGGTCGATGCGCAGAATGTTCGCCCCTTCCCCGCGTCATCGCCTGATACCGCGAGCACGCTGAACTCCGAGTCCAGTGGACGGGCCCGTGGAGGTCAGCGGCCTGGGCTGTCAAAGTACCTGTCAACCCAGCACACGACAACTTCCACTCGCCTGATCCAGGACATCAACCACCTCGCGTGGTCCGATCTGACCCCACTCTCGGGGAAAGGTCACGCGATCATGAACGAGTCGACCAGTGGCTCATTCCTGATGGTTGACCCGGACGGGGTGCAGCAGGGATCTGACGGGGGTGCCAGTACCGAGGTGTTCAACCTCAGCTGCTGGGGGGATGACGGGTTCGGATACATCGCGACCGTGGACAGTGCCCACAAGCTGATTATCCGGCAGGTCAACAAGGAGATGACGGTCTCGCTGGACTGGACAACTGCTTCTATGCCCAGCGTCCAGCTGTCCTCGGCCACGCGGCAGGTGCGAGGCATGGTCGTTGTGGGGAACGTGCTCTACGTCTGGGTGAAGAACATCAGCGGGGTGAACGGGGAGGCCATCTACAGGGTGAGTACCTCCACCGGGAAGCTGCTGGACACGGCCACTGGCGATGGTGACCAGGACGATTACTGGGCAGTCTCGGAGAACCAGAGCACAGCTGCTTTCCAGCACTTCTATCCGAGTTCAGGGGAAACCTCGAACACGGTAAACCTGATGACCCAGGCTGATGGCTTACTGGGGATGCTCTGCTTCAACGATAGTGCCCCTGCAGCAGCCTCTGACACGGTCACCGGGAGCATAGAGAAGGATGCCGCGGCCACAGGCACCGACTCCGTGCTGGTCCGACTGGAGGCATTGTCTCACCTGGACGGGAAGGTTACCTGTACTGGCGGGCCACTTGGAACGTCCCCGGTCACCATCGAGTTCACGGGGACTCTCGGTCTTCAAGACGTGGTGCTACCCACGGTCACCGTTAGTGGTGGATGCAGCATTGCAATCGCGGTAGTCCAGCAGGGATCAGCCGTATCGAACAAGAAGATCACGCTGACCGAGTCCGGGGGGTCTGGCACGTTCACGATCTCGCATAACGCACGTCTCTGCTGCCAGCTGCTGGATGTCGAGACGGGCGAGCAGGTCGTGGCGAAGGAACTGCAGACTTACGCTCCTGACTCCACGCCAACCGATACGAACCAGGAACTGGACATTGCCGCGGACGGGCTGGGAAACTTCTACTGCCTGACCCGCTCGGGATCCACGTTCTCGCATGCCGTGACGAAGGTGAATAAGTACGGGGTCCAGCAGTGGCAGCAGACCAACGCTGGAACCACCAGATCAATCACATACGATCCAGTCAGGGACCGTCTTGGGGTGGTGGGAGGGAGT